CTCAGTTTATTGTTGCAGCTGTTACCTTTTATTTAAACTACAGGGAGCAATACAAGCTCAGGCAGCAGATTAAGAAACAGTTTGAGCACTACTTAGACCCTAGGCAAGTAAAGCGGTTACAAGACGATCCCAGCCTGTTGAAGCTTGGCGGAGAAAAGCGGTACTGCACGTTTTTGTTTACAGATGTAAGAGGCTTCACGGCGCTATCAGAAAGCGTTACCCCTGAAGAAGTAACCTACATTATGAACAGGGCTCTGACGGCGCAACAATCCGCAGTAGAAAAATACGACGGCCTTACTGACAAATATATCGGAGACGCCTTGATGTCCATTTTTGGAGCGCCACTGGACTTAGAAAACCATGAGGATGCAGCAATAGCGACCGCCAAGCAGATACAGGTAAACATGATAGAGCTCAACATTGAGTTTGCTGAGAAAGGTCTGCCCCCAATAAAAATCGGGATAGGCATAAACAGTGGCTATGCGATTGTGGGAAACATGGGTTCGGAGCAACGCTTTGACTATACGGCCATAGGAGATGCTGTAAATGTTGCAGCCCGGCTAGAGTCAGGAACAAAAGCAGCGGGTGTTGATGTACTGATTGGCGTTAGCACGAAACGCCGATGTCTTAGCAGCCTAACAAAGGTGCCCTCTATAGTAGCAAAAGGCAAAGCTGAGAAGCTCGAAGTGTATACAATATAAATGTTTGCTTTCTTGTATTAGCTATACTAATATAGCTATACGTCCATCACTACGATATGTGGTCGGCCCGTAGCCGTAAAAAACGTAACCCCCGCCTGCAAAAGGCGTAAAACAAGCCGAGGTCGTGCCTCGTTAAATAACGCTAGTTCGTTGCTCCACGATACGGAGATACGGATTAGCCGCTCCTAAAAAGTCGGCTGATAAGGCAGCGTGTGCTGCGTAAATTATTTGTCATTTATTAGGAGGCCATCATGGCTTTAACAAACTTTGGTACGCTCTCGGGCGACCAGCTACAAACGTGGAGCCGCGACTTTTGGCGCGTAGCCCGTAATCAATCTTTCATCAACCAGTTCGCTGGTTCCGGTTCTAACGCTATGGTTCAGAGAGTAACTGAACTTACTAAGAACCAAAAAGGCACCAAAGCTAACATCACTTTGCTTGCTGACATGACCGGCGACGGTATCACGGGTGACAATACGTTGGAAGGCAATGAAGAAGCCTTGCGCGCGTATGACATCACCATTGAGCTAGACCAACTACGATTTGCAAACAGAATCGCTGGCCGAATGACTGACCAGAAGACTGTTGTTAACTTCCGCGAGCAATCTCGTGACGCACTTGCTTATGCAATGGCTGACCGATGCGACCAGTTAGCATTCTTGACTTTGTCAGGTGTTGCTTACACTAACAAAAACAACGGTGCTCTACGTACTGTTACTGCTGCAGCCGGTCACGATTTGGTTGATCTTGAGTATGCGTCTGACGTTTCTGCTCCTACTGCTGCTCGTCATCGTCGATGGGATGCTACTGACGGTTTGGTTGCTGGAAGCACTACTGCTGTAGCCGCTGTTGACAAAATTGGCTACAAGACTATCGTCGAGCTGAAAGCTTATGCCAAAGATAACTACATCCGCGGTATTCGTGGTGCTGGCAACCAAGAAACTTTCCACATGTTTGTTACTCCGCAGCAAATGGCGGCCCTGAAGTTAGATGCTGACTTCCTTGCCAACGTTCGAAATGCTGGTGTACGTGGAACTTCTAACAGCTTGTTCTCCGGTTCTTCTAGCCTAATGGTAGACGGCGTAATGATTCACGAGTTCCGACACGTGTTCAATACTTCTGGTGCTACTTCTGGTGCTTCTGGCAACGCTGGAGCAGCTGGATACAAGTGGGGCGCAGGCGCTAACGTCAATGGAGCACGCGCTCTGTTCTGTGGTGCTCAAGCTCTTGCAATGGCTGACATTGGTTTACCTGAGATGGTTGAAGATACTTTCGACTACGGTAACCAGTCTGGTATTTCTGTAGGTAAGATCTTTGGCCTCCGTAAGCCTAAGTACAACAGCGACATTAGTGGCTCTGTACAAGACTTCGGTGTTATCGCTCTCGATACAGCGTACTAAGAAACACCCCCTTTCTTCTTCGGAGGAGAGGGGTTTTTTTATTTAACCTTAGGAAGAAATCATGAAGATTATCACGGACAAGCCATTACGAGTGGCTACTTTAAGCGGAACAGTAGTGCTATTTGAACCAGGCGTTATACAAGAAATAGCGGACGAGATTGGAAATTTAGCCATACAAATGGGCGCAAAAGAATACAACAAGAAATATATAGAAGAAGAAACAGCGGAAGAAGCAGTTTTCGAAGATGTAGTTGAAGTAGAGACTGTAGAAGTCTCAAGTTTATTAGTCACAGTCCTTGAAAAAATGATGGACGAAGGTGACCCAAAGAATTTTAAAACCGACGGTTATCCTAAAGCTGCAGCTGTAAATAAGGTAATGGGGAAAACGGTCGGCACTGATGAACGGGAAATAGCCTGGGAATCAATCCTTAACTCATAGGTATATATCATGTCTGTAACAGTACAAAGCGTAATTGATAGAGCACAAACAGTACTTCAAGATACAACAGGCGTGAGGTGGCCGGTAGTTGCGGAGCTTGTGCTTTGGATTAACGACGCTCAGCGCGAGATCGCTTTGTTAAAGCCTGACGCTAGCGCCACTAACGCAACTGTTACTCTAGTCACAGGTACTAAGCAAGATATACCCACAGCGGGCAACCGTTTACTTAAAGTAGTTAGAAACATGTCAGCCGCTAGTGGCGGTACAGGTAAGCGCGCAATTCGGCTCGTAGATCGCGAAGTACTCGACGCACAGAGTCCTGATTGGCACGACCCCACGGTTGCAGGAGATGCAGCACATACCGCTATTGTTAAACACTATGTGTACGATGAAGCGAACCCTAGAAATTTTTATGTGTATCCAGGTGTTGCCGGAAGCGCTTACCTAGAGATAATCTACTCATCAAACCCCGTTGTTGTTGCGCAGAACGGTTCGCTATCTATACCAGACATATATGCCAACGCAATTATGAATTATGTGTTGTATATGGCTTATATGAAGGACGCGGAATATGCGGGTAATGCTCAGCGCGCTAGCAGCCATTACCAACTTTTCACAGTCTCAGTGACAGGTAAGGGTCAGCTTGATGCTGCGACCTCTCCTAATGTGGACCAACGTTTGCCGTTGCCACCAATGGGCCGGAGTTAGAGGTAAAACATGGCGATTTCTTATGAATCACTAGTGCCAGACATTGCGTCTAACCTTTACGGCTGCCCTGACTTCCTGATTGAAAATAGTATTAGGGCTGCAGTTATAGAGTTGTGTGAAAAAGCGAGCGTCTATCAAGCGCAACTAGACCCCGTAACTACTGTCTCTGGCCTATACGAGTATGATCTTGAGCCCCCAACTGGGACTTCCGTCCAAAAAATATTATGGGTGACACATCAAGGTAAAGACCTAGAGCCTATTACTAGCGCATTACTAGAGCAGCGTATACCTAAATGGCGCGACTCAAGCAGCGCAAGCATCCCCGCTTACTTTATAAAGCAGAGTTCCACGTTGTTTTGGGTAGCACCAATACCGTCAGTGACCGCTGTTAGCAGCACTATTATACGCGCGGCTTTAAAGCCTACGCACACTAGTACCGCGTGCGACAGCGACGTCATGAACGATTATAGAGACGCAATTCTAAATGGAGCGCTATTTAGATTATTAAGAATACCTAACAGAGATTGGACGGATTTAAAGGGTGCAAATACATACGGTGCTTTATTTGCTAATGCAGTAGTTGAAGCTGAAAGGCGCGCAAGACATGCTGATACAGGAGTATCAAGGAAAGTTAACTATGGCGGGATTAGCGGACCGTGGAGAACAAGACGTAGATATGGAAAAGGCGGTTGAACCGTTTTTTGGTGATATCAGGACAAATAGCCATTGGGTATTGCCTGCGGTCCAAACGATTTTAGATGAGCAGCCGCAACTTACTTTCACGACGAGTGATGTGTATACAGCGTGTGAAGAAGGGTCAGCAGCTCTATGGATAGCCTACGAAGGGTTTGTTATTTCAACAGGTGAAACTGACCCCTTTACTGGTGACCGAACTTTTTTAATATGGGTAGCGTGGGCCAAAAACCGCGGACAGAATTGCGTAATTAAATACTACGACTTTTTCGAACAGGTAGCACGCAAGGCGGGGTTCAAGAACATTGAAGTACGAACGCCAATTAGGAAGCTAGAGCCTTATTTATTAGCTGAAGGTTGGGAACTAAACACAGCCGTTTACACGAGAGATTTGTAATGGGAAGTAAACCAAAATCGCAAGACTACCAAGCTTCGGCAAGCGAAACAGCCTCTGCTAATGTTGCACAGGCCGAGCATAAATATTTTAAAGAGAAGTATGACCCCCTGCTCCAGAAGATGCGAGACCAGTCTCTTACCGATAGTACGGGGAAGACCCTTCGTGGACGCGCCAACGCAGACACTATGCAAGCGTTATCTGGGGCTTCAGCCCAACGCGCAATACGTGGTGATAGTGCTGGCGATTTGGCCCAAGCCTATCAAGGCCAGCTAGGTATTGCTAACACGTCAGCTAAAGATATAAAAAACACAATGCAAACTAATGTCTTGGGCACAGCGCGCGGTCAGGCAGCTGACGCACAAACCGGCATGGCGAAAGCGTCTACGTTAGCAACGTCTCAAGCTTTAACAAGAGCTAAAGCTAATCAACAGGTTGCCCAAGCTAAATACACAGCAGCAGGTCAAATCGCGGGCGCCACGTTAATGCAGGGCATGCAGAACAAAGCGACAAAAGGCGATAAGATGGCTGCGGATGGGATGGGCCCCCCGGAAGAAGTGTCAGGCACGTTTTTCAGCCCTGTTAACGAGGCAGGCAAATCGGTATCAGGTGGCGGTAACAGGCTTAATTTTTCTAACTACTTTGGTTTCGGGGGTACTTAATGAGCCAAATGCCAGGTACATTTACAGGCGGGTTATACCAGCAAAAAGCCAAGAAAGAACCGGGGTCAGATCAATTTACCTATCCTGGTCCAACCGGAAACGGCGGCGTTGGTGGTCTTGGCGGTCTTGGCAACAGCGGTAACTATTCCGGCGGTAGCTATACTGGTGGATTAGCTATGGGCTATGGTCAAAACTCCTCTGATCCCGATCAAACCTACGCTAATATGACGCGCCAAGAGTATTTAGATTACATACAAAATTATCGAGGTTTTGAAGAAGGGTTGATTGAAAATGCCCAAAACGATACCTCTCTTATTGACCAGGCTCGCGAAGATTCAAAAATAGCATCTGGAATAGCTGCTGGAGTCTCCTCAAGAAACGCATCCCGTTACGGTGCAGCACTTACTCCTGCGCAACGCCAACAACAAGACGTTACTCTTCAGCGCGTCAACACTTTAGGCAGCACACAAGCTGTAAATGATGCGCGAATAGCGCAGCGAGAAGCTAATACAAAGCAGTTGTCCGACTTAATAAACATTGGGCAAGGGGTCAATAGGTCTTCTCAAAACCAGATGGGTTCCGCCGCAGCTGACGCTACTGCACGAAAAAACGCTTTTACGCAGGCACAAGCAGCATCAAAAGCGCAAACATACAGCACCATAGGCAGTTTAGGCGCTATGGCAATCATGGCTTTCGCCTTTTAAAGAGAGAATTTTATGGCACTTTTAGAAGGGATTGTAGGCGGAGCAACAGCAGTACACCAGTTCGGCCAACAACAGTTTGAAAACAAAAGACGAGTCAAGGAGTTCGACGAGTCTGTGCGTCAGTACGACCAGAATTATGATCTTGCCCAAGACAATTACAAACTTAGTGCAAGGCAGACAGTAGTTAATGAGGCCGGTAACAAGCGCTCACAAGGTTTACATCCAGGCGCGCTAACAAGGCAGGGCCTCGAAAATGAAGAGCTGTCACTTAAAAATAAGGAAGCCAAAAAAGACGTTGTCCAGCAAGACAACGACCGTTTTTTTGGCGAGCTTACTGCTGCGGGCTATCTCAACCCAGAGCTAGGCCCAAAGGGCTTTGATATGCCACAAGCAATTAAAAATGTCACAGAAGGCGGCGCAGTTAACGATAGCATCGCTTTGAAAATGCTACAGAAAGACGCTGATATCCCAGAAGGTTTCAAGTGGGACTTGATAGACCGCACGAACCCAAATGGGCTAATTATTAGTGGTACG